AATTGGGTGCAAAAGCATTTGACCTTGTAAAGTTGTGTTGTTCGTTTCTAACCCAGTTACCGTCAGTCCCCATAAACACTCCACCGTCTGGGTCATTTGCGAGAGCACCAAACAAAAACGCTGGCACAATTCGAGAATATACAATCGTATCGTTTCTTGCTACCAAGTCAGCGATAATATCTTTAATTCTTGCGGCGTCTGCCGCCGTTCCATTTCCGGTAATTGGTTTAAACAAAAACCTATACGGTTGGTACGCCCCATTATATATGTGGTGTGTTCTTGAAGCACTTGTGTTATCTTCCGGTATTGTTGCCATCATCCAAACCCATTGCACATCACCAGTATCATATTTGTCAGCAAATTTAACACGGTCATATTTCTTAACTGTGAATGTCCCACCGTTAATAGGTTCGGGAATAACGTGCTCGCCAACAATGTCAGTAGAAGTATGTTCTCGTTCAACAAAGCATTGCCCAAGTTCATAATCAAAATACCAAGTCTGCATAACATCAATGGTATAAGAAATCTCCGTACAATGCTCATTTACATATTCTGCGCTATCAATGAAAGCATAAAACCATTTGCCACCAAATCGCTGGTTGTTGAACATCAAATAATTATACGTACAAACCTCGTCATAACTACAATTGACCTTCAACCAACCCCTATTAGTTCTTTGGTAACTCTGTTGCTCAAACTTTCTACCTCTCGTTGCCGCTATATTAGAAAAGAAACTTGTCTGTGCCGCAAGGTTAGGAAAATAGTAAGTATGATTATACTCGCTATCAATATCCACACCTCTCAACAACCATATACTACCATTCGGTTGTATCCAACTCACACTATCACCTCACACTCATAGCCGCCACTATGAAAATATACCCCCACTATGCTACTCAGAAACAGGAGGTCCAATCATATCTCCTTTCACATAGTGGGGGTAATTACCTTAACTTAACCGATGATGATACTTGCAGTACCATACACGCTATCGTCGAAGGTACTGGTCGCCTTAACAGTTGCCATTTCGGCGGTAGTAGCGTCCGCACTAACGGTGACAACGCCACTCGCATTTACGGTAACACTCGGATTATCACTCGTCCACACCACAGACTTAGGTGCAAAGCCAGTAGTAACCACATTAGCGGTAAGCCCAAGGCTCTGCCCCTTCCCTACGGTAGCCTGCGAAGGATTGATAGTCACGCTCGTCACACCGGGAGCAGTAGGCACGAACACTACCGCATTGGAGAACGGAGAAGCACTAAAGGTCTTCCACACGTGATACCAGTAGTTCCAGTACATACCCTCGCCGTTGAACTGCTCGGTGAACTGGGTCAGATTATCAATAATCATAAACCAATCCTTGTCAACAATCACGGCGGGAATAGCGTTCAACGCTTCCAGTTCAGCCGCAGTAAGAGCCACATAAGTGGGGTCGTCTGCGAACAGAATAGCCAGCCTATCGTTATCAATAGCACCGAACCCATCAATCAGCACACGCTGACCCATAAATTCGGCCTTGCCCATATTGAACGCAGAAGCAAGAACCTCAACGTCCATAGTAGCGTCGAACGCACTATCGAGAATGATATACTGGTCAGCCTTCGGGGTATGATTGCTCACACCGGTAATGTTATACTGTGTATTGAGGAACTCCAGTTTATTAGAAGTACCTTTCACAGTAGACACGATACCCTTCATATTGGCGGCTTCAACCGTACCAATCTGCACCGGGTAGAAATGCCCAGCGAGGATATGCTTCGCCAGCAGGTACTTCATAGTCTGGAACTCGTCGTAGTTCGCCGCAGTATACATAGCGTCAACAATCTTAGCGATAAGGTCAGTAACCCCATCCCAAGAGAGGAACGCCATACGCAACTGCTCCTGCTCAATGGTCGCCTTATAATACTTCTGATAGTTCATCACGTGGAACGCCGCACGCACGTCGGGGATTTCACGCTTGAACAGGTTATTCTCCGCAACGGCAGGGTCATACTGGAAGGGCTTCGCAATGTTCACGAACACCTCTTCAATAGTCTCACCCATTTCAAGCATACCACGCTTGAACATAGCCCACGGATTGGAATACATTTTGCTGGTGACAATCACTCTACCGATACGGTTCACCAACGCATTGAGGAACTCGTTCTGCAAAGAGGGATAGTCCATAATCACCGCACCAATTTCACGGATACTCTCCGGGTCATTGGTGGCCACGGGAACATAGTCACGGTAGTTGGTAGAAGCACTGTTACGAATAGCGTTCAGCACATCTACGGAACTATTGGTCAGCGTGACAATTTTCGGCTTAGTAGCCATAGACAAACAACTCCTTTATTAAGTAAATAGGTCGGCAATTTGAATATCTGTGGCGGCAGAGTCTCCTTCAGCATTGCCAGGCTGAGGGGTAGGTTCGGGTGAACTCTCAAAGAACCTTGCCTTGTACTTATCACGCCATTCCTTGTCAAGGTCTTGGTACTTCTGTTTCCAATCTTCACCATCGGGAGTTGCTTTCTTCGACAAGTCACCAAAGGTGTCACTAATGTCTTCAAGCAAACCGAGGGCTTCGTCGGAAGTGTCGTCACCAATCCTCGCACGGATTAGGGTCATAAGTTCCTCTTGTGTACGGATAGCCATAGGGAAAAATCTCCTTTCAAGTTCTACTACCCCATAACATTATATCAAATTGTTGTCAAGAAGTCAAGACTTTTTTGAAATTTTCTCTTGACTTTTTTCTTGACTTTTGGTATAATATATAGGGGTGATACAAGTATGCCGCAATTCTATGACGGCACTAAATTGCTTTCGTTGCTCGATTTGAACGGCGAGAAGCCTGAGATATTTATCTGTACTTCCAACCGAAATGCTGGTAAGACAACGTGGTTTTCTCGCTACTGTGTTAAACGCTTCAAAGAATACAAGGAGAAGTTCTGTCTCGTCTATCGTTTTAATTACGAACTTGACGAAATCTCCGATAAATTCTTTAAGGATATTAACACGCTATTTTTCCCCGACGATGTTATGACCAGCAAACCGAGAGCGAAGGGTATTTACCACGAATTGTTCTTGAACGATGTGTCTTGTGGTTATGCTATATCCTTGAATAGTGCTGACCAATTGAAGAAATACTCTCACTTGCTAAGTGACACCAAACGAATGTTGTTTGATGAATTCCAAAGTGAGACTAACCATTACTGCTCCGACGAAGTGCGTAAACTTATTTCAGTTCACACTTCTATCGCACGTGGTCAAGGCGAGCAAGTTCGTTATCTTCCCTTGTATATGGTGGGCAACCCGGTCACGCTTCTTAACCCGCATTATGTAGCAATGGGTATCTCTACCCGCCTTACTTCTTCTGCGAAGTTTATGCGTGGCGACGGATTTGTACTTGAACAAGGTTTCAACGAAAGCGCTTCTCAAATGCAGAAGGCGAGCGGTTTTTCAAGAGCCTTCTCCTCACAGAACTATATCGCATATAGTAGTGAGGGCAAATACCTTGAAGACAACTATGCCTTCATTGAAAGACCGCAAGGCAAATCACGGTATCTTGCTACCTTGAAATATCAAGGGTGTGATTACGCCATTCGTGCTTATCTTGACCTTGGTATTATCTACTGCGACGATAGAGTAGACGGTACGTTTCCGTTCAAGTTGGCAGTAACTACTGACGACCACAACGTAAACTACGTTATGCTTAAAAGTATGAGTGAGTTCTTTGACCGTATGCGCTATTACTTTAACCGTGGTTGCTTCCGCTTTAAAGACTTGAAATGTAAGGAAGCAGTAATCACAAGTTTATCATATTGATTTATCACCTCTTGGCCATCCGTACTGGACAACCGGGAAGGCACACTTGGAAGATAGTGCCCGGCTCTGTAGTTTCGTATTTGCCATACGCTTTACGGATACAAGTGGTATGATAAATAGACCCCCTATTCCTCCGGGAGTAGGGGGTCGCTTTATCTTAACTGGAATGTTGTTGGGACAAGTAATGTCCCGCCAGCAATTTGCGTAGGCATTAGTTTTCCAAATATCTTTAGCCCTATCTTGAAATCTGTGAGGTCACATTCGTTGTCGTTTAGTTTTTGTATAAACTGTTTCTTACATTCGTCGGGCATACCTGCACATTTGAGATTGTAGTACGGCTCGTCTATCGGTTCGAGGTCTTCTACTGTAACGTGCTCAATGTATGTCTTCTGTCTTACGAATATTCCCTCGTCCCATCCGCTTTCTATCTTCCAATGACAGAAATCTGTTTGGTGCTGAGGGACACCTTTGAGTTGTTCGGGGGATAAATCACAATGAATACTATCGGTGTCTGCGTAAATGAAGCCCGGCTTGTCTTTGCCATAGTAGTTCTTTTGTGCCGCACGTATTGTGAAGTTGCGTGCGTAAGAAGTTATGGCTGAACCAACGGCTATAAAGCCTGCTTGTTTATCGTGCTCCACTTGCGTAATGTAAGATAGAGAACCGTCTTCTTTAATGGAAGCGATTTTGAATGAAGAGTTGTCGTTGCTTGCCATCTTGCCATAGAGGTTATTAAGGAATAGTTTGGCAAGTTCTCTTATTGCACCCTTGCTTTCCATTTTTATTTTCTTGTACTTCTGCATATACTGGTCGAATAAACCACGCTCGGCGGCGAACCAACAACCGTCGATAACTTCAAGTTCATACACGTGGTAGTGTTCTAAGAACAGTTTGTAGTCTGTGCAGGTGAGGGTCAACTCAACCTTTGCTGGTTGTTTGTTTCCATCAAGGTCAATATAGTATTTACAGTAGTGGCCTGTCTTCTTGTTATAAATGTCAGAAGTTTCAAGGCACTCGTTTCTGTCGTAGAACGGTGAGCCTTTTATTTGTATAAAAGGTAGTTTATCTTTTTTAATTCTAAATCTACATTTTATATGGATGAAGTAATAGTAATTACCATCCAGGTACATTGTTTCAAACGATGGTAAAACACCTTTAAAAAATACTGGTCTGCCAGTTGGAAACAAATTACCGCTCTCCGAACTCATCATTGAAGGGTAAAGTGAATTAACATCTGCGGTACAACCGTCGTAGAATATTTTATTCTCTTTTCCCTTAGCAAGATAGCACCACCCACCACGGTATGACTTACGTATGAATTGGTCTGCGTTTGAGTAAGCACAACCATCGTAGGTTTCAATCTGTGTTAAATCGGGGAATATAGCGGCGTATTCTTCTTTGACAAAACCACGCTTGAATTCTTCAAGGCAACAAGCGCCGATTGTAAGTTTCTTGTGGCCTTGGTCGAACATTATTTCAAGTGCTTCTTTAACGACAAGCACGTCGTTCGCAATGTACTTCTGTTCTTCTTCTGTTATCTCACAACCAGCATAGCGATAGCCAGTATATTCCATTTCAAGTTTCTTGTGCTTTGTGCCAAAAGATTTACCAATCTTTCGCACAGAGAATGGAAGAAGTTTTAGGCTATCTCGAATTTCGATTGTGTTGTTTGGTGTTTTTATGGTAATCGTATACCATTGGCCCCTATCGGATATTGAATATATGAATTGTTTGTTGGACAATTCTTTCTTAGAAGCCATTATATATTCACCATCAACCTTTGTGATTGCTGGCTTATAATCTGTTTTAGATAAGAGATACCACAACCAAAAAGAACCATCGAACTTTAGGTTGTGGTAGTATAGAATACAGTTATGTTTCTTTTGATAGAAGTATCTAAACGTTTCTTCTATACTGTGTAGAATGATAACATCTTCTGTGTATAATTCTACAATGGCAGAAGCCCATACTTCTGTGCTCGTTTGTCCCTCGTATACGGTGGTTTCAAAGTCGCACATATAGGTTTTTGTTTTCAAGGGGTTCACGTTCAACGCCCCTTAATAGTTATTGGAAGTTAAATATTCACCTGCACTACTCATTACCTCGTTCATTCCATCGGTAGAAGCAACTGGTATGTAGTGCATAAGGTCTTCTACTTCTGTCCAAAGGGCGTGTACTTTATCGCCTACGTAACCAACGTCATTCATTCTTTCAAAACAAGCGAGTATATCTTCACCGTTTTGATTTAACATCTCACGTGTTTGCGGTTCACCAATCTTTTTAACCAACGAAGTCCATTTACTGTCGAGCCATTCTCCCAACTGTGCAACTCTACCATCATCGTCAATCTTTAATTGCTCAATCATACTTTCAATGGCGTCGAGATAGTTTTCGTACATATCAGCAACTTCGTCGTCCGCCGCTTCGTTGTATTCTCTATCTGTTTCTTCGTCTTGTTCCGCTTGCATTCTCTTTCGACGATAGTAACCGGAATAGTCTCCAGCATTTTCAATGTCTTCTTCTGTAACATATCCTTCAACGGTGTATTC